GTGAGGAATTTATAATATGAAATATAGCAAGAAATTTAAAAAGTCTTTTAACGGCTTTAACCCTTTATTTAGTGCAAGTGAGTATCTAAAAATAAAAGGCAATAGCTGTTTAAATGAAGATGAAAATTTAAGAGTAGGAATTTCTAACGATTTTGATTTTATGGATAGTGAGGAATTTCAAAACATAACTAATGAATTAAAATCTGATTTTGGTGTAAAAGATGAGTAGTTCTATAATCATTATGGCTTTTACAATTTACATACTGATAAACTTATCCACAACTTTTTGATAGGTTGTGGATAACTTATTAAATTAATTATTGATTTATATTTTAATTAGTTTATTAATATAATTATGGAAAACAAATTAACAGAATTAGATTTAACCATGATTGAAAATTGGTTAAACAATTATGTTGATAAAACAGAAGAAAAAAGAGGTATCTCTTTTTCTCCTGATAAGTTCAAACATAATTCTAGTTTAGAGATTGTTAAGTTAATCCAAAAAGTTAGATTAGCAAATGGTCTTAAACCTAATTTTGAAACTGAACAACTTACAAGATTTGAGTAAAATCTAAGTTCGGAGTTCGCAGGTACTTGGCAACAGAAACCTGCAAACAATCTTTAAATATTTTCTAGTGATAGAGAATATTTAAATATTGAAAAATATGTCGCTAATACTTTTTAGTATTCAGTTTATTATTCTTGATATATTTAATTGGCAAATTTGCGTGGTTGTAAATTGCTTTAATTTGGGTGGGTAGTTTAATTCAAATTTAAAATGGTATTGGAATGGAAAAACAAACTTCCAAACTTTGTGAACGTACTTTCAATATGACTTATGACTTTTAAATAGAATTGACTATCACCACCTACACAAATGGAGTTGTTATGACTTTATTACAAATGTTAAGAAGTAGTCATTCTGAGGGTGGATATGATTTATCTAGTAATGAAATTAGAAGAATGTTGCGAGATAAAGTATTGCCTAGTGGTTTTACTGCTCTTAAAATCTCTAAATTAGTAAACACTTTAAGAGATTATAATGCTGATGAATTAGCCGATAGTATTTATGAGTATTCTGAAATATCAGAATGTCATGATTGCGGAGATATAGACTTTTATGATGACCAAGTAAGTTGTTATGAGGGCGATTATTATATCTGTCAAGGTTGTGCTGATGATAATTATAATTATTCAGATTATCGTGGAACTTATGTGCATTATGAGGACTATGAAGAAGACGGTTATGATGAATCTGGGCAAGATTCTCGTGGAATTTATGACTATTGTCATAGAGTAGAAGATGATTTAGATTTTCACACTTTGCCACATGAAAAACATAATAAAGATACTCTTTATTATGGTATTGAATTAGAGGTAGAGAGAAGAAGAAATTGTCCAGAAAATATTGCTCATCATATTCAAGATAGTGTTTTAGGAGGATATGCACAATGCAAATCTGACGGCTCACTTGAAAATGGTTTTGAGATTTGTACTGCTCCAATGACTTATGGAAAACATAAAGTAGTATGGGAAAAGTTTTTTAAAGATAAACAATGCATGGATTATCTTAAAGGTTGGAGTACCGATACTGCTGGATTGCATATTCACATAAGTCGTTCTGCTTTAAGACCAACAGAAATTGGTAAGATACTTGTATTTATAAATGATACTGCAAACAATACTTTTATTAATGAAATTGCAGGTCGTTCATCTGATCAATGGGCAAAAAAATCACCCAAGAAAATTACTGATATGAGAAATCGTAGCGATAAATATGAGGCGGTTAATACCTCTCATAGAGCAACGATTGAACTTCGTATATTTAGAAGTAATGTATCTAAACATGGATTTTATAGAGTGCTAGAATTTACTGACGCACTTGTACACTTTGCTAGAAACTATACAGGTTTAACAGGCATGAGTTTACACTATAAAACTTTCCTACGATTTATGAGCCAACAAGAAATTAAGGCACAGTATCCTAATCTAACAGCATGGCTGATTAGAAAAGGTTATATCAATGGAAAGCCCTCTCGCCAAGTGAGTTGGCAAGGGGAAAGACAAACTGACACAGTTAACAACTAAAGGAGATTAATTATGTGTTTAATTATTAAAACTGACAATCCAAATAAGTTAAGTTTGAATCTATTGGAAACTGCTTATAACAATAATTCAGACGGCTTTGGGGTTATGTTTTGCAACAAAGGTAAGTTGCATACACAAAAAATTGTACCTAAAACTTTCAAAGATATTGAAAAGTTATGGTCAAAGTATAAAGATTTAGATGTGCCTATGGGTTTACATTTTAGATTTAATACTAATGGCGATACAGTTAGAGCCATGAGCCACCCATTTCAAATACTATCTAAAGCCAAAGGCGATAGTAGAGATATGTGGGTTATGCATAACGGACCGCAACTTCCAACACCTATGATTGATGATAACAAATCTGACACACATCAATTTGTTAAATGGGTATTGCGACCACAACTATCTGCCAATCCTAAATTATTATATAATGCGGAATGGCAAGAGATGATTGAGGAACTTATTGGTACTGATAAACTTCTATTTTTAGATGGCAAAACTAAAGAGTTTGTTATCTACAATGAAGATGAGGGAAAAGAAATAGACAATGTAGGTTGGCTATCTAATACCTACTCTATACAACCAAGTTTTTCTTCAGTTAGAGATTATGAATATGATTTCGAAACCAACACCATGAAGAAGAAAAATAATTGGTGTTATGAAGATGATGATTGGGGATATGGTGGACATTATTCTGGATATTCTACATATCGTTCAGCCAAAAAACCTCACAAAGAATCAGCATGGTATGGTAAAGTTGATAGCGACCATAAGATAAATGAAGATACTATCAGAAAAGAAAATCAATCTGATGTGTATGGTAGAGTAATTGATAGTGATTACACAGCCACTACTCACTATGATAACACAGGTAAGTATTCTCATACAACTTATGAGCCAACAACTAAAGGTAAAGGTAAAGAACTTGTGCCTTATACCCAAGTCGATCCAACTAGAACAAAAGAAACAAAACCTAAACCTAAAGATACATTCACGGATAATATGTGGAATGGAAAACATTTAGAATGGGAAGATGTTTGCTATCGTGACATGGAAGAACTTGAAGATTTGTGTGAGGAAAATCCACGAGGGATTGCCAAATACATTTATGAATTAGTACTAGGAGGTATGTATGACCAATAAATTATTGCCAAATTACACTTGGATTAATGGACTATCTTATGAATTTAAAATACCTATGACTTTAAATGGTATGAAAGATGTAAAGATAAAAACCACTACCTGTGGGGGCAAAGAAGTTTGGGCAAGATTGGGAGGTAATCATCAATCTTATTTACCCTCTAGACTATTAATGAAAGATATTATCTTTGGTGTAATGTATAAAGGAGAAAAAGAAATTGATTGGTACAACAGCCAACAAACTTTAGATAGTAATGATATAGATTCATTTTGTTTTAAAGGTACAGCGATAACTTCTGTTGATGAATATACTAAAACTTATAATCCTTATACAAAATATAATCGTTTTCAATTAGAAACTTTAATTAATAATAGGAATGTTCAAGCTTCTTTATGGAGAACAGTAGAGAATTATAAAAAGAGTGGGGCATGGAATGAAATGTGCAATGTCAGATTGCATAAACCCGATGTAGTTTCTCATGTAAGTCGTCTTGCTATGTGGAAAATCCTTACTAAAAATTTAAGCATTAAGGATTTTGTTATCCCTAATCCTGCTATATCTTTGCAACTTAATACACACAAAGAAATGGGTAGTGAAACAGAAACTTTTAGATTCTTATTTACAAATAAAATAACTACTAAAAAACAAACTCTAACCGAATGGATTAAAAAGAATACAGCCGCAAAACCTGAGGAGTATACTGTTGAATTTGTTAAGGCTGATACCATGTATGAACTAGAACAAGAATTGCTTGAAGAAGATAATCCATTTTAACTCTCGTATTATTCCGATTGTGTACCGATAGGACACGATAGGAACTAAAACTAGGGTAAGGGGGGCACTTGGCGAATGGTGTCTCTATAATTAACTAACCTACTACATATAGTATAATATAATATATTAAAAATCGTATGTATATAGGGATATTTGGGGGAAATACATGGGGTGTTTTCCCAAACACTACACGTCCGTGTTTTATCGGTAGTCAATCGGTAGAATACGAAGAAACTTATTGACATTAAAGGAGAATATGATATGATAACTTTTTTTATAGGATTAATTATTGGTATGATTATAACTTATTTTTTATATGGCACTTGGCTTTGGATTGAGGGTGGGTTATGAAAACCTACACAGTTATCCAAACTTATACAGCCCAAGACATTTGGAAGAATGTCAAAGCAAAAGATAAACAAGAAGCCATTGATATATGTATGGGTGGCAGACCTATTGATGACACTCGTACTGAAGATACAGAAACAGAAGTAGAGGAGGTAGCAAATGAAGATATTAGAACTCTTGCCTAAAGGGGCAATGCAAATCAGATATGTACACCCTCATTATGAGTATCAAGAAGATGATGAGGGAAATGTTGTAGACGAGTACTGTGTCAATGAAGATACTTGCACAGATGTATGGTACGATATTATAAATAAAGTACACAAAAATAAGACACCTATATATTATCGTCGAAGAACTAATGACTTAGCCAAAGATGATTTTAGAAAATACTTTTACGATATACAATCAAACAATAATAGTTATGATACTTGGAATGAACGTTGCAGACCTGTAAGAATAAGACGATTGGGTAGGAGAGTTATATTTATTTATGATGAAAATCATATGAAAAATCTATGGCTCAAGAATAAAAAGAAAAAAGAAATCAGAAATAAAATAAATAATGATAAGTTAAAAACATTATTTAAAGTGCAATCTAAATTAAATGAACTTAACTTTGACGCGATTGAAAGATCATTACAAGATATGGCTGAAGATTATTTTATAGAAAGAGAGGAGATAACTGATGAGTACAATTCGCAATGAAAAACTACTAGATAAATTACATAATGAAAATAAAAATAAAGATTATAAATTAAGTAATCTTAAAATGGTTAAGGTGGAATGGCTCGACGCAATGTCGGACGATAATACTTGGCAAGAGTTAGAGGAATTAGCCAAACAAGTATTGCGACCCGTCACTTGTGTCGGTTGGATTCTCTCAGAAAATGAGAATAATATTATACTTATATCATCGCTTGATGAGGAATCTCAATGTGGTGGGGGCGGCTGCACCATACCTAAAAATTGTATAACTAAATTAACAAAACTAGAGGAGGTAAATAATGGATAGAAGTTTACTGTTTGTATATGGTACTTTGAAAAAAGGTGGTGGCTTACATAGTGTGTTAGGTAACTCATCAGAATTTAAAGGAACTTATATAACAGAAGAAAATAGATACGATATGCATGATGTGGGTTGTCCAATCATGGTAAATCAAGACGCAGGTTTTCGTATAAGGGGAGAGATATATAACGTGACCCCAGAATGTATGGAGAGAGTGACAACAATAGAATGTAATGCGGGTTACATTCCATTTATTGTTGAGGCTTACGAAGAAGATTATCCAGAGGGTGAGCCTCTGAAAGCGATAGCATTTATGTATCCTAATGCTTATGGGAATAATGCAGGTTCGCATAGAATTACTGAAAAAGAAAACATAAAGGAGTGGGTAGCATGATAGGAGAATATTTTGCAAGACTAATGGTTATTATTGCATTGACTTGTGTACCAACAAGTATTATATATGCATACATAACTGACCCAACATATAGAAATCCGTTCTCATTGTTGGTATTATTATTTTTTACATACATAGGAGTACATATATGGTTAAGAAAAAAGAAAAGAAACCAATAATTAAAGATGATGTATTTCCTCTAGAGTTTGAGGAAGAACAAGAAGCCGACCATGTGATAGACGGCTACCATGTACACACCGTAAATCATCATGAACATTTCAATGATGATTTAAGTACAGATGAAAACGATTATGAAATGGAACAGGAGAGATATAATGCCGTTCAATCCGAAGACTTACAACCTATTGCAGTCGACAGATATTTCGAACGCTTTGGAAAAAGCCGTCGAACACCTAGATAATAGTGACTCAGATAATCCTATTCTTATAGCGAAACATGAGAAACCTTTTGCATTGCGAATGAAAATGTACAGATACATTCGTGCATTTGCTGTGCAGATGAAAGACAAACCAGATGTTGATGAAAATAAATACAGCCATTTGGTAGTGACAACTGTACCACAAGGTGTTAAGATAACATCTGCGTTGGAACAAAAACCATTAACTTTAACTACGGAGAAAGGGGAGGAGTTATGATTAATGATGAACTAAAAAAGAAACATGATGAAATGTTTAAAGAATGTATTGACTTAATGCGAGAACCTATTTCTAAAATGGGAGATAAGTATCCATTAGAAATAATTAATGCATCTTTAATTGAGTTAGGTTTAAGAATGTCTATGATACAAGGGGGCACTTATCATACGATAAGAGTGTTCGCTAACATCATGGATAACTTGGCGACCTTTGGTCAGATGATTGAAAAAGATTTACAATCTATGGTAGAAGAAGGACATGAGCCAAATCCATTTGACGATTGGAAATATTCTAACTCAACAAAGAAAACTATTCATTAAGAATTTTGTTGACATGGTGTCGACAATAGTATATAATACGAGGAGTGTGTGATGAAAAAATTATATTTATTCTTATTTAAAATCCTTGCTTGGATAGAAGTATTTTCTAGCAAGGCAAGAGTGTGGTCAATGAATAAACTACATGAGGTAGATTACCATAGACATTACAAACCACA